TGGTTCCGCCAGTTATATCAGTTTCAGCATCTGCTAAAATTATTTTATAGAAAGTAATTCTTGTATTGTCCTGTGCTACCACACATCTCAATCTTACATTGCCACCACTGATGTCTGCAGTTAGGTTTCCGTTGATTAAACTTGCACTACCACTGAAATGTTCATTGTATGAATTTATGAAAACGTTGGTTCCATCATGAACCACTAGTGCTTCGATGTTGCTTACCTCGTTGCTATCTGTGTTGTTCATAGATATAAAGTATTTCGCTCCTCTGAATGAACTTGCCGCAAAACTATCAATTGTTGCTGTAGAACTTTCAGGTGCTTTTAATTTTATCGCAAAGGCCTGCACAGTTGTGGATCCACCTGATGTCGAACTTGCACTAACAGTTACTACTCCACTGGATATTGCCGCAGTTATTTCTAACATATCTGTACTTTTAGAACTTACATTAGGTCCTTGTGATACATATGCAGTTGTGCCATCAGTTATAACAACCGTTTCACACATGAAATTTTCATTTGAGCCGTTTTGTCCAGTTATCACATAGTGCGCCGCATCAGTTTCGCTGGACATGAATGTATCAAACGCAGTTGGAGTACTACTTACTGTGACGTTTCCAATTATTTTTCTTGTGCTGTCAGAGTTGGTTTCATCGGACTCTGAATCTCCAAATGCAACTACCCTGTTGACTACGACTTTTGTGCTACCACCTGCTGTCGCTGAACCTCTTAATCTGAAAGATCCACCACTGACGTCTGCCGTCAAATTTATAAGGCTGTTGTTGCCTGAAAAGATTTCGTTGTATGTTGTGATGTATGCGTCCGAGCCGTCGTGTATTAATAATGCTTCTATGTTGCCCGTCTCACCTGTTGACTGATTGGTTACTGTTATGAAATATTTTGCTCCTACGTGTGCTCCATGAGCAATTTGATCAAGAGTGACAACAGAACTGTCTATGATGTCCACGTTCATTATATCAGTGACCAAACCTAACTCACCAATGTGTCCAGTTGAGTCATCATCACCCAAACCTATCCTGTAATATGCCATTGTGTTGTTTGCTGACACGGTGCTACCGTCTGAATCTGTAGATCTTAATCTAACCTTACTAGTGCTGTCACCTGATGTAACAATATCTGTAGTATAGACTGGATGAGTGTCACCTTCATCGGTGCTTACAATAGATGAACCTGACATGAATGAATCATTTAGGTTGTGAGCCATAGAAATTTTCTGTGTTTCGAAACTACCATTTGCCACATCATGGTTTACAACATAGAACAATGCTCCGTCATATTGTCCTGCTGTGAACTCTGCACAGGTTGTTGTGCCTGATGCTGATAGTGTGGCATGAGTTCCACTTGCCGTCACGCGGTCAATATCTGTTTCTTGAATACCACCAACTGTAACGACATCTGTATCTGCGTTACCGTCGTCACTTGTATAACCAGAGGAGTCGTTGTCGCCTAATCCAATTCTGTAATATGCCATAGTGTTTGAATTTGATTTTGAAGAATCATCAAGTCTTCCACCATTACCTAGTAATCTTACAGTACTACCACTAATATCAGCGTCGGTTTCTAAGTGATTGTGACTTATATCTGTTCTCGTCACACTTGATGATGTTATGAATGCATCTTGAGTACTGCCATCACTTGTTGTTCCATGCATTACTGAATATTTGAAAGTTGCAAGACCAGAATTTGTAATATCGTTTGAAACTCCTAAGAACCATGCACTATCATATGCTGATGCTGTAAATTCAGCAAGTGTTCTTTGTGTAGAAAGAATAGAAGTTGTAGTTCCTGTTGCTGTAACAGTATCAACTCTTGTTTCATTGTTTCCACCAAACGTTACACCAGAGTGTGTACTAATTTTTCCAGATGTAGCGGCTGATGTATTGTCTCCTAGACCTATAGCATAATAAGATATTGCATTTTGTATTGTTGTTGAACCATCATTTACTGCTGTTGCTTTTAATTCAAAAGTTGAACTGTTTAAATCTACATCAAAGTTTGTAATATCACTCATTGCTCCAGTTTTTAAAACGTGTGAGTCGGAAATAAAAGCATCAACAGAACTACCGTCAGTAGTTACACCATGTTGTGATGATAATTTGTTCATTATCCATTCGCCTTGTGTAATATCTTTTTGTATCATATGATACCATACACTATCGTAATTTGTTTTTGTAAAACTATTAATAACTTTTTGTGAACTCATGTCAGGACTTACGTCACCTCTCCATGTGTTAGAATCAATAGTAGTTGATGCTGTGTTGCTTACTGTTTGAGCACCAATTACATTTACATATGTTGATGTAGAACTTGATTCGTCGTCTGCTAATAGAATTCTATACATTGTAACTCTACAAGTACCAGCAGTTCCGTTTTCACCTCTTAATCTAACATTACTTCCACTTATGTCTGCTGTGAAAGTTGCTAGATTTGTACTTGAAGTATTAGTAGAATGAGTATTATATTCTGTTATAAAAGCATCAGTGCCATTATGAACAACTAATACTTCTACGTTTTGAATTTCGTTTGTCGTTGTATTGTTTACTGAAATAAAATATTTTGCACCTCTATAATCTGCTTTTGCCCAGGTATCTAAATTTGATGCCGCTGAATCTAAGTCAGCAACAACAACTGTTGATGTTTTTCCATCACTCCAGCCAGAAGAATCATTATCGCCTAAGCCAATTCTATACCATGATAGAGCAGTTTCAGCCGGTTTAGATGATCCATCAGAAAGATCTCCAGCCGTACCTAATAATCTTACTTTGCTTACAGCACTTCTAATATCAGAAGATGTTTCTAAAATTTTATCACCACTTAAACTTTTTACTATCTGTGATGTACCATCGAAAGCATCAAATGTGCTACCATCTGCAGTTCCTTGCATTAACGAAGTTTTAAAAGATGAAAACTCAACAGTACTGTCACCGCTAAGATGTCTTTGTAACATTAGATACCAAGCACTATCATATTTTGTTTGATCAAATTCATCAACAACACTAGATGAAGTTGTTATAGATTCATGAGAACCTACTGCCGTGTTTGCATTTAATTCAGTAATACTTGAAAATCCAATTGTGTTTTTTGCATCTTGTATACCAGTAACACCTAATGCAATAGGTACAGTTCCCCATGTTAAAGTTCCACTTCCGTCTGTTTTTAAAAATTGTCCAGTTCCACCATCTGCATTTGGTAGTTGTAATCCGTTAAGCACAACATATCCAGAGCCATTTGCAGTCAATTCTAAATTAGCATTTGATTCAATTGCTTTTATAGTATTGTCAGTAACTGTTACACCAGTACTTGATATACTACCACTTGCAGTTGGATTAAAAGTTATACTTGAAAACGTACCTGCCGCTGGTGTATTGGCTCCAATTGCAATATTGTCAATAGCACCACCACCAATATCAACATCATCAATTACAACATTACCACTTGAACCTCCTGAAATTTGTAAATGTGAATTTGAGGCATTAGTTGAAAGTGTATTGTCTTTAATTGTTATACCTTCAACATCTAATTGACCTGTAATTGTTTTGTCTCCAGTAACATTAACATCACCTATAGTTGTTATTGCCGCTGTTGTAAATCCTGAAATAATGTCTACACTGCCTGACCCACTTGTAGTTAAAATTAAGTTGTCATTGGATCTTGTTACTTTTATTATGTTGTCTGTTAAGTTTATACTTGAATCTATTGTCATGTTTGCAACATTGACAACACCAGTTCCACCTGGAGTTAATCTTAAATCAGCATTTGATGACGTACCAATTATGTTATCGTTAAATGTTAAATTATCTATAGTTGTTGTCCCCACGTAAGATGAGTTTCCAGCGACAGTCAAATTTGCAACAGTTGTTTCGCCTGTGATGTCCAGATTGGCTAGGTCCACTTGGAACGTACTATCAAAATTTGATGTTCCTCCCGCTGTAAAATTACCATCAATTCTAAAAGATTCGTTAATGTTTATTGCTGATGAATCAAGTGCAGTAATTGTTGTACCACTGTTAAATCCTACACCATCAATAACAACTTGTCCAGAACCACTTGGTACAATTATTATATTGTCGTTTGACCTAACAGTTTCAATATTGTTGTCGTTTATTCTAATTCCATCGCCAAATAGAATTGTACCAGTTCCTGAAGGTGAAAGAGCCAAATCTGCATTTGAGCTTTGTACTCTTATATTATTTCCGTCAAATCTAATATCAGATTTTACAGGATCAAATTCATATACTTCATCGAAATTGGAATTTATTTTGATACCGGCAAGTCTAATAGTATCGCCAGTGCCGTCATCACCTTTGGTACCAACGTCAATAATCTTTTGTGCCATTGTTACCTCCTATTAACCAACACTTATCTTAAGATCTGTTCCACTTCTCCAGAGTCGTCCTGCCACTCCAGGATCCGATGTTGGTAAATTTGTAAATTTAACACTAGCATCAGCACATAGAATTGCACCGCCTAAAGTGATTTCATCATCTTTTGTTGGACCTGAATATATAGTTAATTTTCCACCTAATTGTGAAAGTTGACCAAATTTTGTATTATTGTCTTTTAAGGCTATATCTCCACCATTGGCATCAAGATGTATATCATTTTCAGCATTTAAATAAATGTTAGTATCAGCATAGATATACATATTGTTTCCAGAAGTATTTTCTATTCTTTCTGTTTGAGCACCAAAAACTAAACCAACACCAGTTGGTATGTTTATATCAGCAGTTGAAGTTAAATTAATGTCTCCAGTACCTTGTGGATCTATAGTAATATCTGCGTTTGAACCATTTGATGTAATATTGTTGGTTGTTAAACTCGTTGCCGTTAAAGCATCAGTCATGGTTGTTGCACCTGTTACTGTTAAAGTGCCTGATACTTTTGCTCCAGTTGTTGTAACTCTAAGTCTTTCTGTTACAGCACTAGAATGAAAAGAACTTAAAATTATTTCGTTTGTTGTACCATCAGTTCCATCAAATTTAATACTGCCTCCTTCAGTTCCGCCATCGCCTAAAAAACTTATTCCAGGCACGTTTGCGTTGTCTGTTCTTTGAAATTGAATAAGCGGTGTAGCAGAATGTAAATGTAAATTACTAGGCATCATTACCTTGCCTGTACCATTCGCAGATATTTCTAGATTATCGTTAGATCTTAATGTTGTAATTTTGTTCTCAGTCATGCTGATAGTAGCATCACTTCCAGCCGAATCACTATCACTCATAATGTTAAAAGTTCCTGTTACATTGGCCCCTTCCCATGTAACTCTGAATCTCTCTTCCATACTTCCATCCATGGTTTGAAAAACTATTTCTTTGTTTGTTCCATTGGTACCATCCATGTACATCTTGGCTCTTATAGCACCGCCGGCACTTTGGAAATCAACGCCAGGTGTGTTTGCGTCGTTAGTTCTTTGGAGTGTTATGGTTGCAGTGGATTGTTTAATATGTAATGAAGTGTCAGGTGAACTAACATCTCCTATACCAACTTGACCACCTGCCTTTAATAAAATGTCACCTGTGCCTTGTGGTTCTAAAGTTATATCTGCATTTGAACCCTTTGAAGTAATTTCGTTTGTAGCTACTTCTCCTGTTGTTAATGTACCTAGTATAGTAACTCCACCTGTACCGTTACCTGATAGTGTTAAATCATTGTTAGTGATTAGTGAAGTTATTGCATCATTATTGATTTGTAATTGATCTACCTCAACTATACCTGTTCCGTTTGGTTGAATTTTTACATCACCGTTAGTTTCATTGTTTGTGAATAATCCACCCAGACTGGAAGCGGCCAAATCATCGTAAACTTCTATAAAATTTGTGTTGATTTTCGTCATAGCGGTACGTAAAGTATCGCCTGTTGCCGAATTTCCTACTGTTCCTGTATCTATGTTTAATCTAGCCATATTATGTTTGTACGTATTTATTAAATAAAATTAATGTTCATAGAGACATTAAAAACAATGAGATTGTATGAACGCCAAAGTAAACTGGGCGTATACCACACGTTTCACCGAAAAAACACTATATTTTATTTTAAATGTGATTCCTGTGGAGTAACGTTTTTAAGACCTAGATCGCAAGTAGATCCAGAACGTGCATCAAACGATTATAAACACGTTTGCTCGTATTGTGATTCAAAGAAATTTGCTCAAAAACAAGGTGTTAAAATGCGTAAAATATATAAGTTAGATGCATCAAGCACCTATACTTTATAACGAACCCAATTAATTTTATCCTTGGCGTCATCTACCCATCGTCTGAGATCAGCATAAATGCCAACACCAACATTAGGTAAGTTAAAATACCAACGCATAAAATGGTTACCTTCAAGGTATTCTTTACGATTTATATAATAGAAATTTGTTTCAGGAAAACGTCTAAATGTTTGTCTTAGTTGATACATCCATTCATATTTTAAATATGCTTTCATATTAATTCTAGAAGGATAATTGTCAGTGTTTTTGTAAACGTTATTTTGTGATCTGCTTTGTTCTCCATATTCATTATATTCCCATTGTTTAGAACCTAGTATATCAAATGCTAAAATTACAATATTTTTAATTCCTGATTCAGCGGCCATTAATATTGCAGAACAACCAGAGCCTTTACTTTGAGTAAAATCTAAAGTTCTTATTTCTCCACCCTTTTTAATGTCTCCTCCACGCCAAATTCTATAAAGTTTTAATCCTTTTGGAATATAAGTTTCATCATCCCCATCTAGAATATAATTCCATTTACTAATATCGTCTGGACCGTGTAATTCTAAATTTGGTTTTGTTTCGTCATACCATTGTTTTAATTCTTCATACATTGGAGGATTAACTGCAACAATATGATCACAAAGATCAGGACGATCTCTGTATATGGCATTACAACCATAAATTATACCTTTACCTTTTAAATCTTCTATAGGAAAAATTGCTCTTGATTCACCGTTGCCTATTATAAATGCTGTGTCCATTACACACCAAATGATTCTCCACAACCGCAACCTGATTGTGCATTAGGATTTACAATTTCAAATTGAGATCCAAATGTTTGTTCAACCCAATCAATTTTTGTTCCAGCAATATACATCATTGAACTCTCATCTACAACAAAACGACCTGCTCCCCAATCAACAATTTCGTCGTCTTTGCCAATATCTTCTTTTTTATCGATAAAACTCCAATCATATTTGAAACCTGCACAACCACCTCCTATTACTGCTAAACTTACAGCATATTTTTCTGGTTGTTTAGACAACAACTTTTCCATTTGTGCTTTTGCTGGATCTGTAATATCAAACCATTTCATACTATTAATTATCCTTCTTTGTTCCCCATGTTTGCCATACCGATTGCTAAAAAGAACGCCATTGCTTCACGTTTGTTTTCAAAACTCATGTAACTGTTTTGCTCCTGCCATCTATGGTCATATGGATTGTTAGAAACAGGACCTTCAAACCACCAACCCCACTTGCCTTTACAATTTCTTTGACACCATTCTATGCATTCTCCCATAATGCCGTTTGCATCCATGTCGATATCATACTTAAATCTTTTATCGTAACCACAATCTTCAGGTATATCGTCTAAATTGTGTTTTATTTTTCTCACTTTTACTTTTCCGTATGCTTTTCTCATTTCCAGTTCTCCACCACGAATTGATCAGCACAATTAAGTGGATTTGGTTCTCCGTGAAATACTGCAACTTTGTTTTCACTTATTATAGTTGGAGCCTTTCTAAAAAAATATTTTCCTTTTTCATTTCTTAATTTTGTATCTTTAAATCCAACCATTTCCCATTTATAAGATCTTATCCAATCATCAGGCCAATGTGTAATTTCATTATTGGCTCTTTTCATAACCCAGTCTTGATCTCCCCAATTACGTCTCATAACTTGAGCATGGTCTTTAACAAAATCGTTATATAAAAAATCCATTGTACCAGCCTCCCAACGCATACAACTAGAATTTGATTGTTTCCAATCTTTTACCCTGCATCTATTAAAGTCTCTTATAATATTAAATTTTCCCGGATTGTGTGTAAAAAGTGAATCAATGTTTTTAAAAATAATTACATCTAAATCAAAAAATAGTATATTTCCTTTTAAAGGAAATTCTGGACTAAACATCCATAATTTACTCCACCAAGTTTTAATCCATGGATGTTGTGGAAGTTTTATAATATCAATATGTGGATCTAGCCCTTTTGGGTCGTCAGTAATACAATGAAATTCGTAAGGAACCGTTGTATGTCTTTTAACCATATTATAAAGAACATTTACGTATTGTGGAATATATTTGTTACCCCATTTAACGCATACTACGTGATTCATAACCTTCTTTCAAATTATCAATTTGTATTTTTTTCCAATCATTACTATCAAGTGTATAAGGAAATTTATTTTCCCAACTACGTAACCCAATAGTGTGAATACTTGCTATATTTAAATTGTTTTTCATTACATTATAAACTTCTGTAAATGGTTTATTTTGAAATGCTAATTTCATATCTATTTGTCCAATTTTTATATAACCCAGTGCAAGTTTTGGATCTTCCCAATCGTAATTGTTTTCTTTTAACCATTTTCTAAATTCGTCCATTTCTTTCTTTTTAAAAGGATGTGTATCTTCTGTAATAGTATCTCCCCATTCAATATCAAACTCTCCACTATAATATTTTTGGTGATTTATTTCAGAACACATAGCCTCGGTCATAACTGGTGCGTGTTCATCTCTAAAAACTTCGTATAATGTTTTGCCTACTTGTGACCAATGCAAATATACACCACCTAATTCTCTGTCGTATCTGTTTTCTTTGAATAATTCGTAATCTTCTTCGTGTAAATCGTGTCTAGGTGCATTTAAAAATGTAGTAATTTGAGAAGGCCTCATCCATTCAGGGTCTATTACACTTTTTCTATAACTTAATACCCAACTTTCTATTTCATGACATAAATTGTTTAATTGTCTTATAGCATATTTTGTTTCTGTATCTGCTTGTTTGTAATAATCTGAAATTTTCCAAGCAGTTCCTTGTAGTTCCTCAAAATATCTATGTAATAAATTACAAGCGTCATGTTTAAGTCTTAAGCCAGGTTTAAGGTATGCATGATTATTTCCTGTTAATCCTGTAGGAAGTGCACCAGGAAATTGAAAGTCAATAGGATCAAATGATTTTAGTTTAGGATATTCTGGGTTAAATTTAAATGAATTAATTTGTGCTATATTTGAGTTTAATTCTGCACAAAGATATTTTAAATCTCTTTTAGAATCTGCCCAGCCTAAAAAACAAAAGTTTTTTTCTAGTATTCTTTCTTTATCTAAATTGTCTTTTAATGCTTCGATGAATCGTTTGCCCAGTGGCGTGTCGTACAAGTGTATTCTTACTTGCTTGTTATCGTATTGGATAACGATATTTTCGTATAATGTTTTATGTTCTTCTGTAGATGGCACTGTTTGCTCCGTGTTCTGCACATTCTACTTCAACAACATAACATCTATTATTTGTTTTTTCTCTGATTAGTTTGTCTGCAAAGTTAAAGGCGTGTTCAGCAAATTTTTCTGTGCCTACACCATCGAAGATTCTAAGTTCTGCTAAATCTAATGCTTCTAGTTCCTTAAACTTTTCTAGATGTGGATCTGTTTTGTCTAGTGCAACTTTATGATCAAAGTTATCTTGCAACCATGCTTTTAAAGGTTTTAATCCTCCAAAGTCTACTGCCCAGTTTTTATTATCTAGCTCATCACAACCAAATGTGAATTTAAATGCTAAACTGTAACCGTGTAGTAAATGACAATGAGAATGATCTGCATTAGGTTGTCTAAACACACAGGCAAGTCCTAGATGATGTCCATATGTTTTAGTACTAAAATGTGGCATTAATGTAACCTCTTATTAATTTTGCTAAAATCTAAACCTAATTCGTCGCCTTTTTCTCTAATTCTTTCTGTAAGTTCGTTTGGAATATTTAATTCGCCATCGAGTATAGATTTTAAAAAGTGAATAAAAACTGTAAACTCTGGTCGATTAGCAACAGTTTCAGGATCAATATTATATTCTTCCATTTTGTTTAGCATCGCTTCAGTAACGTCAACCAATGCATTAATACTTTGACTATGTTTTTTAAAATGTGCCATTATGTTATAATACTAGGTTTTGTAGGTGTCTTAATTGTACTAAAAACCCTTTTGTATTCCTCTTTTATTTTGTCATTGATGTAAGCAAGAGAAGTAATTTTATCTTTTGCAATATTAATAGGTTCGTCTTGTCTTGCTGTTGAAAAAAATGTTCCAAATGCCAATCCTTGTGGTCCTTGCATTAATACCAATGCTTTTTCTATTTTAATATATGGACCTTCACCCTCACCTTTATAATTTGCAATTACTTCTTCTCCTGAAGTAAGTTTTAGAGTTATTAGATCTCCATCTTTTATATTTTGAAACATATCACTATTATAAACGTTATTTAGATTTTGTCAATTGCTTATTGATCCATTTTGCTAAACCTTCATAGGATTCTTGAAAAACGTGTTTATGTATTTTCCACTCATCTGGCATTTTCCATCCTTCTTGATTTACCACAATCCATCTACAATCGGAGTATTCAAACAGTTTGTTAAATTGATATATCCAGTATCTTGGATCAACCGGTCTTTTAATATAAGTGTAACCTTTTGAGCCTTTGTACATATTATTAACATTTTCCGGAGTTCTTTCTTTACCAAGTCCCCATAAATCCATTCCAATTAAAAATATTGCTTTAGGTTTAAAACTCATTCCTACTAGTGCGGCAAATTGTCCAGTACCCCAATGAAAAGGATCGTCTTGTCTTTTGTCTCCTTCGTATGGTAGATCCGGTACTTTCTTTACATTAGGCCAAAAAGCAAATTGTTTATACCAATTTTCTCGAGTATAAATTGTAGTATTTTTACCACAAGTATTTGCGGCTTCTTGACACATATGGCGATCACAAGCAACAACATATTCTAAGTTATGATCACGGAAAATTGCATTACAACCCACCATGGTGGTAATACCTTTTAGTGGAGTTATATCAAATCCACGTCTACTCTCTCCATTGCCTATAATACTTACAAACTTGGTCATAATGCTATTTAATTGCCCCTTTAAACGTACATAGAGCGGCGTATACGCATGGTAAAAGTGAATCAGGTATCAAAGTACTCACTCCTCATTTACCATATGCCAAATAGTTTTATACCTATCCCAAGCCTTTTGTAAAGTGGGATATTTTCGTCTTAATTTAATGGCATCAGCACCAACCATCTCATTTTCGTCATATGCTACTTCAATATCTTTAGCTAATTGAGATTGTGAAACCATTTTTCCTCGTTCTCCATTTTTCTTTTGTATAAAAACAGTTTCTCCTCCATCAGGTGAAACAAATATTACACCTTTAGGAACATCATCAACAGTCATTGGAAACGTACCTTTTTTCTTTTTCTTTTTCTTTTTCATTAATATCCTACTTTGTATCCGTTTTGAATTGCATCTTCATATCTTTCGTCAGCATCAGGTAAACTGCAAGTAATTGTTTCTTCAGAGCCTTTGCCAAATGCATAATAATATGTTATCTCTGCCCATTTCCTTTTCCTATATATTGTGAACGAAATACTGTCATTTCCTTTTACCAAAATATTAGTTTTTGCTATCATAACAGAAAGAACGATTGTATGTTATTATATGGTTTCATTTTTTCAAGTAATTCTTCGTTACTTAAATGAGACTCAAGTTTTGCTAACTCAATTCTTCCTGTTGTTAATTCCTCCTTGGTAAATTTTTTAAGTTTTTCTTTATTATTTTCTATATAATTTTTATGTCGATCCTCTGCTTTTTTAACTGTTTCGTCATCGTCGTCGTGAAAATAAATTGAACAATCTGAACTATAATGTAGATTAGGAACAACGTCATGATGATGATGATCATTGTCTTCACTTAATGCTTCAATATTTTTTCCTACATCACAGTATAAAGTATAGATAGTACCAAATGTTCTTTTATTTGTAAAAAGTTTATAATCTTCTACTGTAAATTTTTTTGTTTTTGGTAAGTCAAATCTTACTATTCTAATTTTTGGCATCAGTCCTTGATCTTCACAAACGTGAATCCATTGATTTATTTCACTTAAATTTTTCCTAAATGAATCTGGTTTGTTTTTAAATAATGTATTCACTTTCCATTCATTTAGTTTTCCATGATGTTGTTCAAAAATACTGTGTATTTTATTAAGTTCGTCTTGATTATCTATATCTGATAAGTTAAAGCCAAATAACTTTTCTACTTTATCAACCTCGTTGATTAGTCTGTTTAGGTTGTCTTTTATATATTTTTTATTAAAATAATTGTTAATATTATGTATTGCCCATGGTTCACTAATTGGATAGTTATTTTGTTGTGCTTCTAAAACACAATCAATCCATTTACATACAAAAGAATTATTTTTTAATTTAAATTTTAAATCAAATGTTTCTAAATGATTTTCTTTTTTTGATAATCTTAAAATTGCGTATTGCATTAGTATTCATTAATGTGATGGCCATTTGGTGCAGATAATCTTACACCGTTGTGTTGTTTTGGATCAGAGTCTCCATTGTGTCGTGGAATTAAATGTACGTGTGGCCACATAATAGATTGACCAGCCGCCTTACCAATATTTTGTCCAATATTAAAACCGTCCATTTTCTTTTCTTTAATCCATTGTTCTCCACAATAGTAAGCAAGTTTGTATGCTTCACTTACGTGAATAATATCGTTTTTCTTTGGAACAAATAATAAATGTCCTTTTACAACAGGATATTTGTCATAAAATACTGACACTTTTTCATTTTGAAACATTGGAGTATCGTTCCCCAACCAAGTACATTCTTCATAATATTCAATTACTTCTCTGGGTTTCTTGTATGTAGGTTTTTTTGATGGCATTGGTTTTTATTATTCCTATTTTAATATTACTAGAGTTTGGTTTATGTTGCAATCTAATTTTTTCAAAATATTTGGTTTTTGTAACACTTGGATTATATTCTAAAATATTTAATAGATTGACCAATGCCTTCCTTACTTTTTCGGCTCCACCATGTTTTTTACAAGTATCTGATCGTCCTACAATTACGACTACATTATTAATTTTTATTTTATAAACACAAGGTAGTTTTATCCATTTGGTAACTGGATCTTTTCTGTGTTTTATTTTATAATTTTCTATTGTATATAAATCTTCAATAGAATACCATTTAATTTCCGTGTTCATCAAAATCTGCGTATAAAGTATATTTTGCAGTTAATTCTTCACCTGCTTTTATTGTTCTTGTTGTGACAAGATATTTTACTGGCAATTGATGCCAAAATCCTGCTGAATTTATACAGTTTGGAGTATCTGAATGGTTATAGAATGCTCCTAAGGCAGTTCTAATATATCCATGTGGAAAGTTTTTATTTTTAATATGCACAATACCAAGTACAACATCTTTGTCAAAATCTTTTGTAGCAAATAGTCCTAATCCTTGTACTTTAGATTCTTTTATTGTTAGTCCATCGGGTAGAGGTTTATACATTTCTGATATTTAAATCTTTGTATACTTTTTGAACCTTCTTTGCTTGAAAATAACAATCTTCTAATGCGTTGTGCATACCTGTTCTTTTTTCGTTTGGATCTCTTGGCACTAAACTAAACAAAGTTCTTGAATCTCTAATTTGCCAATATTGCCATGGAACTGGATATCCTAATTGCTTATAAATGTTTTGTAATATTGCGTAATCAAATAAAGGACCTTGGCACCAAAAAACATCAACGCCAACAGACCATTTATTAATTTTTTTGACCATTTCATCTAAACTAATTCTATCGTTATCACCTAATGCTTCGTTTCTAATTTCTTCTGGTTGTGTACTCCACCAATCAACAGTTTCTTGCATAACGTCTCTGCCTTTAGCAGTTTGTGAATCGACGTCAACTCTAAAATACATACCTTGTGATGGTTCTATAGAGTTATAAGGATCAAACTTAACACCACCTACAGTTAAAATTACTGCATTTGGGTTTGTACTTAAAGTTTCCAAATCTATCATTGCATGGATCATATGTATTTTTCTTTTTTTCTAGGTTGAGGTTTATTTTCTGCTAGTGGGTCGTCAATTTCTTTTATTACTTTTACTTTACAATTAGGAAATCTATCTGCTATATCTTTTCCAGTATCAGAGTATACAAATGTATCAATCTTTTTCTCACTAGGAAATTTTAATTCTATTTTCCAACATTTAGTCATTTTTTTTATCGTGTTCGTTTATCCATTGTTCTATATTTTTTTCTGTAAAATATATTCCAGCAGGCCATAGCATTGGCTTTTCTTTTCTTACTTCTGAACTATTTTGGTAATCGTTTATTTTATTAAACAAAAAAGTGGCCAAACTTTTAATATAGTTATTCATAGTAAAATTATACTATAGATCTGGTATTTGTCAACTATGCGTCGGGTGTTGGTAAAGGCTCTTGTAAGTCTAATTTTTTTCCGTTTTCTAAGTCTTTATAAAATTTGGTAAACTCTTCTTGATTCATACAGTATATTTCACCAGCTGATTGGGGGTATGTTTCTTGCATATAAGACGCAACAGACTTCGTGTTTTGCAAACAAGTTGCTTCAGATTCGTATAAGTCTTGTTCCCATAGTGCTTGACAATTCGCACCGAAACATATTATTATTACCATTATGAATTTCATACTTTCTCCTGACCAAAATTTATTTAATTGCTGTGAATTGTAAGTTTAATGCTTACTTTTTGTCAGTGAGCTTGTTGATTAACTCGAACGCAACCTTGACTTTTTCTTCAAGCACTTTAATTCGATAGTGTGCCTGTGCTAAAGTCACAATTAGCAATATGAAGGCCACGAAGATTGGCCATGCTCTAGAGATCATTAATAATAAGTCTGCGTCCATTAAAGCTATTTATAATTCTATTTTTCCACCGTATAAACTTTGATAGGTTCTGTTTTACCTTTTACTGTAATGCTGTCGATATATTCAAAAGGAAAGATATGTTCTATTCCACACATTGTATTTTCAGAAATTACTAAAGTTTTACCTAATGTTTTGCTAGAACTTTCTAAACGTGAAGCAAGATTAACAGCATCGCCAATAACTGAATAATCAAACCGTTGTTCTGATCCCATATTACCAACAAGTGCTTCACCTGTATTAATACCTATGCCTATATTAATATTAGGTAAATCTTCTGCAGATAATTCTGCATTTAATTTTGCTAGTTCTGATTGCATCTGTGACGCTGTCATTACTGCTAACATTTGATGATCTTTTACATCAAGTGGAGCATTCCAAAATGCCATTATACAATCACCCATGAACTTATCTATTGTTCCACCGTTGGCAATTACAACGTTAGTCATTCGTGTTAAGAATCTGTTAATAAGTTTTGTAAGTCCTGCTGGATTACTTTTGTATTTTTCTGATATAGGAGTAAACCCACGTATATCAGAAAACATAAATGTCATTATTTTTGTCTCACCACCTAGTTTTAATAATGATGGATCTTTTTGTAATTTCTTAACCATTGCAGGTGCAAGGTAGTGTTCAAATTGTCTTTTAATTTGTAATTTTAATCTGTTCTCTCGTGCAAAATTATTGTATATTAAATGTCCCCAAACTAAAGTTATAATAACAATAGGTGTTAACCAATCTGTAAGATATAATTTTGCATTCCATAGATAAGCACTTGTTCCAAGCACAATAGTTAGATAAACTATGAAAGGTACAAAACTCCATAGTACACCAAGTCGTGGAATAATAACTAGGAATAGTATACCTCCTAATATAATAAATGCCCATTCTATTTTCTCTGCCCAATCAGGTCTACTAATAAATTTTTTTGATAATAATGTTTCAGTACTAATAGCCATAATTTCGTGTGTGTTTTTTAAGCCATTAGGAGTAGTAACAAATGTTGAACCTTTAAATGTAGTTCCAATAAACACAATTTTGCCTTTCATACTTGACCAATCTTTGTCAGTAAAATCTATTCGTGGAATATGATGACGAAAATCAATCCAAATGTTGTCTTTTGCTTTGGTTTCAAACTTGATAACTTTTAATATCACTTCTGGAATAGAGTTTTTCAGTGGCAGTTTTCTAATAGTACCATCTATGTCAACAGGCACATCCACATTACCTATTGCAAGTGCTTTTCGCTTAATACTGAGTAGGTTTTTAACGTCATTTGTTTCAGTAAGGATTACAGGATATTTTGAAATCATTTTGAGGAACATCTCATCACCACCCAGCCTATCCTTATGTGCAAATACGACTTGTAAGACTACCAATGCGGCACCGTTCCTATATGCGTTAACAATCACCCTGCCAAGATAATCTCGTTTCCACGGCCACTGACCACCCTTCTTTAAAGCCTTATCAGACAGATCTAACAGAACCAGGCTTTTTGAATCAAAATGCTGACCAAACTTTTGATAGGAATCAAACGTGGTTAGTTTTGCAGACTGAATAGGTGTTGGATCAGTCCATTTAATGAATAAAAGTACCACCAAAGTGACACAAACCGCCCATGTGCTTGTTAAAATTTTTGACATATTGTATTGATATTTAAGTGCATATAAAACGGTACATGAATAACATAAATATTGTGGTAAAAGGAATTTATCGAAAAAATGAGAATTTTAGCAACGATTTTAGTAAGTTTGGTTATGATCACAGGTGTAAATGCCAGTGAAATCACATTTGAATTTGGCAGTCCGTCATTTAGCGGAACCGGAAAATCATCTCACTATCTAACAATTGAAAATATAGAAAAAACAAGAAAAGATGCTATCAAGGCCGCTGATAAGGCCGCAAAAGAAAAAGCAGAATCAGATGCAAAAAATACTGCGATAGCGAAGTTTAAAGCAAACTTAGAATCAAGATTTTATACTGCTCTAGCAAAACAAATTACAACAAACGTATTTGGTGCTGATGGTTTACAACAAGACTCAGGCACATTTACATCACCAATTGGTGGAGAAGTTGTAACTTGGGAGACGCCTGCGAGTACTGGTAATGTTACAATTACTGTGACTGAAACAGATGGTACAGTAACATCATTTACTATGCCGAAGGAAGATTAATAATGTTTAAAAAATTAGCAATTATATTTTTAGCAACTTTATTTTTGGCAAGTTGTGCTGGAAAACCAGACTTTGACGTAAGAACTCAAGTTCCAGCGGCAAAAACATTTATAGAAGTACCTGAATTAGATGGCGATCCAGTTATAATTGCTGTGTATGACTTTTTAGATATGACAGGACAAAAAAAGCCAGGCGGAAGTTTTGCTTCAATGAGTACAGCAGTAACTCAAGGATCGTATCAACTTTTAATTAAAGCATTACAAGATGCAGGAGATGGCAAATGGTTTAGAGTTGTTGAAAGAGCAAGTCTACCAAGCCTATTACAAGAAAGAAAACTTATTAGATCAACAAGACAAATGGCAGATGGTGATAATGCAGAACCATTACCGGCATTATTATTTGCTGGTGCTTATATTACAGGTGGTATAGTAGGTTACGATTCAGATACTAAATCAGGTGGAATAGGTGCAAGAATTTTAGGAATTCAAGCAAATACAAAATACAGACAAGACGTAGTTACTATTATTTTAAGATTAGTAAACGTACAGAGCGGTGAAGTAGTTATATCAACTACAATTGAAAAAACAATATTTTCAACAGGTAAAGGTGCAGACATATTCAAATATTTTGATGCTGATACAATGTTATTAGAATCAGAAGCAGGTGTGGCAAG